AAGTTATCAGTCACATTATCGTCAAACTGTTCAATAGTATCTAAGATTAAAGTATTATCTACTGCGACTGTGTTTGTTTTAACACCTGTAAAATCTGGGTGTTCGGTAGCACTATCTGCATTTTGAAAATCACCAATAGATGTAATGTTAGTCGTAATGATTGCTTCGTTAGATGAGAAGTTGCCAAGTTTATCTACTGCCTTGATGAGATAGCTACCTGTTCTAGCAGGAACAGTAATAGATGTTGCAGGTCTTGATACTCTTGAAACTAAAGTAAAACTATTTTGCCATTCTGGGTTAACTGTTTCTGTGGTGAAGTTAATAACATAATAGTTTAAATCAGCATCTGGGATACTTTCCCAAGAAAGATGTGCATCACTTCCTACAATGTTAATAGCGAAATCTTGAACATCACTAGGTGGTTCAATCTCACCCACAATATCTCTTGTTGCAGTGACAGATGTACTTTCAACACCAAGCGAATTTATCGCCTTAACACGCACTGTATAATTGTCACCAGATATAACATTTAATACTCTATGAAATAAATCTACTGTGCCTTTACTATGCACAATAAAATTAGTATCAGCAGTTCTTTTATATTCTACTTGATATTCTCTAACAAATTGATCTGGTGAAGCACCGATTGTTATATTCATCGCAACAATGACTGTACCGTCATTATATTGGATAAGTTGGTCATCAAGGGTGACCGATGCAGGTGGTTGAACTGTAAAAGGGTCGGGGAATGAAGTGTCGCCTATAATAGCCACTTCTGTCTTTTCGTCAAAAGTGTACCAAGCATCTTGGTGCTCTTGTAAAGATAAGCTAGCAGTAAAGTTAGCATTTAAAGTCATACCACTTATTCTAAATGGCTTATTAGTCATTCCTAGAATACTAGATGTTACATTTACAATATCGCCAATAGCTAAATCTAATGCTTCGTAATTAGCAGTAAGACCTAGCTTTAAGTTATTCCTACTTCTATTAAGAATAATCTTACCAAATTCTAATGCTTGATATGGTGATGAAATAGTATCTAGAGTTATATTACCTTCTTGTAAGAAACCACCGTCAGCAGTTTTTAATGTTGTATGTTCAGCTTCTGTTTCTGGGTAAACAACAGTATCAACTTGATAATTTTTATCGGGGTTTACATAGTTTACGAGTACTCGGTTATATTTCTCGTTCTTACGTTCACTCTCTACTTTAATGCCACCAATAATATTATCTTCATTAAGTGTAAATGTAGCCGTGCCTGTACTTTCGATTAATAGTTTAAACTTGCCTTGAACATAAGGTAATAGACCTCTCATACCTTTAAGAAATACTTTGACATTATCGATAATCTTTTTGTTAGTATTAATAACTGCATTACAATCAAATAAGTTTATATCTGATGCGCCAGAATACGGGGTAACTTGTGTTTCTGCTATTTGGCTAGCAGTATAAAAACTAGATATATCAATATCACTATCGGCTATACCTTTTCCGTATCTTTCATTTCTAAGAAAATCTAAAAGACACCATACAGGATTAGTAGAATAAACACCTATTGTTTCATTACCACCACTATCGAATATAGATACTTTTTTACCTTGTACTTTAACTTTAATATTAGGTATGCCGGAATATTTATCAGCGTCCCATGTAAATCTAAAAGCAATATAGGCAATACCCGATAACTTGTGATTGCTACCCCAAGAACTTAAGGTAGTTAATAAACTAGAAGCAGATTGACTGTCAGTACCATAAAAAGGTTGTACTGTAAAAGTAGTACCGTATTTACTATCATTAGATGTAATTTGTGTACCATTAGCAAAAGAGCCATCAAAGGTTACAACACTTTCATTAACTTGAATTTCTGTAATAGCATTAATTTCGCCTTCGGCTAAGACCATAGCGCCATATAAGTAGGTATTATCTGCGCCTGAAGTTTCGAGAAAGACACGAGTTCCCCCAACTAATCGTTCACCATAAATTACAGGTATCTGAGCATTATTAGATTGCTTATTTATTTGCGTACCACGAATTTCCTCGACATCTGGTGTATCGGGTAATTCGGGTATATCAATAAACCATGAAACTACTTTTTGGACTATATTTTGTACTGCTTTAACAACGTTTGACATTATTATTAATCCTCATAGTTTTGTTTATTGTTTCTTCCATTCTTAGCCACACAACCTCTTTATCATAACCTAGTTGTTTGCCAAAATAATCTTTTGCCCACTTAATCATATCTCTAATATTTTTTCTACAAACTAAATCAGCAAAGCATAAATTATCGCCACATTTCCAATTACTATAATCAATAATTCCATGGTTAAGAAATTTAAACTTAGTAACATCATTAAGATATGCCCAATTTATAAAGCCCGTAATCTCTTTATCTCTAAATACTTTGTATTGGTTTAAACTAATACTAGGCTCAAGATGAAAATATATTAACTCTCTAGATGAGTGTTTATATCGGTCAAATGATCTATAAAAGTCAATTAGTTCTTCAATCAAGAACTACGGCCCCAAAGAATATTCTGTACTGTTAAACCTGCAAACTCGAAACCTCTATCGGTAGAAAAAAATCTTTGTTGACTACCTTCGTTTGTTCTACGACCTGCAACTCTACTAAAGTCAGAAAAATGGGAAGTACATATTAGAGAAATTAGACCTTTATCTGTATCTATTCTAAAACTTTCTATATAGCCCTTATCATAGTTATAAGTATCTATTAAAGCATCAGAACTATTTAATAGTCCTATATCGATAGAAACTTCATCATTGGCTACATTATTATTTAAGATAATAGAAGTAAAAGTACTATCGACTGCTGATAGATCAACAGTAAAATTAGATACATCTAGTTCTGCATTTTCTGATTTATTAGTAATCGATAATAGATGACCACTAGCAGAGTAAGTGTTAGAATTATAGGTTATATCTTTGTAATGGTTAGTTAATCTTTGTGGTGTAGGAAAATTAATCTCTACTAATAGAATAGGCTTAATAGACTGATTAGCTAATTCGTTTTTTAAAGCAGTAGATAACCCTCTAGCCATTATAGAGCCTCTATAAAATCAACTTCAAATCTATATGTATCTAAATCGTTTGTATTAAATTCTTGAATATCATTAGCTAGTCTTACAGTAAAGACTACATTGTCATAAGTAACACTTTCAGCAGTAGTTAAATTAGATCGTAATGGTGGCTCGATAGTTAGTGTTGCGTCACCCACACTAGCAGTTGCATCGCTTACGACCATATAGACCTTAGAGTGCCCACCAAAAAGAATAAAATCCCCTGCCTTTAAGGTACCTGTCATTCCTGTAACATTAATAGTTGTATCACCCGCACTATGATTACCGTCCACTGTAACTGTTCCAGATACATCGCCTTTAGCATTTTTTAAATCGGGTAAAGCTATTGTAAATAATTCTTTTTGTGATCTTTGTTTCATTATAAACGCATATACAGGCGCAAAGTCCGATCTACTCATTGGTGGGTAACTAGCACTAAATTTAAATCTTTGCCCGTCCACTTGTACTGCAAACATCTTTCCACTATCAGTAGTAGATGTAATAGTTTTTTGTTCACTAGCAAAACCTACTGAACTAAATTCTGGTGTTGTTGGATATACGCCACTCATTAAATTATCGCCTCTCTACCTTGACTATTTAAAGCATCATTAATTACGTTAATTATTGTCGATCTACGTTTAATTAGTAAATCATCAAAGCCTTCTGTATCATTGGCATTTATAGTTATATTAACATTTGTAGCACCACCTAAATTTTTATTGGCTACAATGGTTCCTGATTGATCGGGTATAAACATCTCTGCTCCTTGCTCACCAACCATATATTGTTTTCCTTCTTGAACTCTACCACCTAAAGCACGACCTTGGAAAGACTGCGATCTAATAGCAGAAACTTGTGCGAAACCTTTTGCTAAAGTAATACCTGCTTCGATATAACCAAGAGGGAAACCTTTTGCTAATGCTTTAGCAACACCTTGATAGGTAGAAACAATAGCATCACTAATCGCAAATGCTTTGTATATTTCAAATGCCTTTTTATTAGTTTGTGATAATGCACCTAAAATATCTCTTGCTGAATTTAAGAATATAGATTGCTTAGTTTCTTCGCTAATACGAGCAAAATCTAATTCATCTAGTTTACCTTGTTTAAATAGTTCATATAATCTTGTGTTAGATTGTTTAGTTAAATCTTCACTAAGTACTTTATATTTTTGTTCTGATATATAGCCTTGGTTTCTTAGCTTTTCTAACTCTACTTGTTTATTTGCTTCTGCTTCTATCTCTGCTCTAGCAGGGTCAAACTGTCTAATTTTAGCCATAGTTTCTTCTTCGAATTGCCTACGAGCATCTAATGTTTTCTTAATTAAATCTAATGACTCTTTTTGTTTGTCTATATTCTTTTGTAGTGAGTTAGTATTATCATCTGTACTATCTGTATTATTATTAGTTTGTCTTTCTAATAATTTTCTTAACTCTAAAATTTTATTTTCAGTTTCATATAATTCTTTTGCTAATTTAAATAATGCTTCATTCTCATATGAATAATCACTAATTGCATCAGTATTAGCAATAACAGTGTCAAGTCCATTTCTTCTTATTGTTCCTTGATCTTCAAGAACTTCTATAAGTTCTTTACTTTTATTCATTTCTAATTCTATTGATTTAGCTAATGTTTCATAACCTCTAATTTGTTGTTCAATATCTAAATTTTGTAAACTATTTCTAAATTCATTTAGTTCTTCGGTACTACCATTAATGTTTATTTTTAAATCATTAATATCATCTTTAAGTAATTTTATTTTATCACCAAATAATGCAACGGCAGTTATAGCAGTACCACCAATAACAAATATTGGGTTTCTTGATATGACACCATTTAATAATGCCATAGCACTTGTTAATCCTTTTATATTTGTTGTTATTTGAGCAATAACTATTGCTACCTTTAAACCTATAATCGCAATGAATATCTCTTTTAATAAATCAAAGTTTTCTACTAAGTTTTCTACACCTTTGATCCCTGCATTAATTCCTTTACCTAAACCTTCACCTAATTGTCTAATTAATTCTTCATTAACATTAATAAAATCAGTAACATTATCGATTGCAGTACCTAATTCTGCAGATAATCCTTGACCTAGAACATCTTGTGCATTTGTAAATGCAATACCAAGGTTAGATATTTGGGTAGATAGATTTTTAACTCTATCAGCAGTAGCACCACCAAAAGATTTATTTAATCCTTGAACTAAGGCATCTCTAATCTTTTCTGCGCCTCTAGCAGTTTGACCAAACTTAGAAACTTCTAAACGAGTAAGACCTAACTGTTCTTCTAATATCTTAAATACAGGTACACCTCGATCTGCTAATCTGTTTAAATCCTCTAGACCTAGACCACCAGAAACTGATCGTGCAAATAAATCTGTAATAGCTTGTAAAGAGCCTAGCTGATCGGTTGTAACGGCTGCAGTATCTGTGAAAGTAGTAAGTAATTCTCTTGTAGGTTTAATACCCGCTGCACTTAATTTAATAAATGTTTCTGTTAAATCATCTACACCGAATTGTGTTTGTGTAGCAAATTTAGATATAAACCCAAATGCTTCTGCGCCTGCTTCTGCACTACCCGTTACAGAACTTAAGGCAGTTCTTAAATCTTGAAATCTAGCAGTAGTATTAATTATAGATCGTACTGCAACACCTGTACCAAGTGCTACAATAGCATTTTTTAGAGTTAATACGGATTGTTTAGCTTTATCAACATTACCTGTTACTTGTTTAAATGCTTGGCTAGTTTTATCTTTTCCAAGAATTTCTACAATGTATTGCTGAGTGTTCGCCATTATCTTCTTTTTAAACTCATTTTTTGTTTATTCAAAGCATTTTGTTCTTCATCATGCTTAACACTATAATAGGCGTGCCATAAATCAAATTCTTCTACGGGCATAGACATAATCTCGCCAATAGTCTTATGTAATTTTTCTGCTAAGAAAAAATGAAATCGAAGATTGTGATCAGTACTTACTTTTTTTTTAAGTCTGCTTGGCTAGACTGTGTTCCCATAATATCACTTGCTATTCTTCCTATAATATCTGGGTCCACAAATTTTTTCATTCTAATCTTACTTTCAAGATCGAACATTTTTTCGCCGTCTTTATTCTCGGCTTTCTTAACTATAATATCAATAAGTACAGTTAAATCGTTATTATCTTTAAATAACTCCGATTTCTCTAATAGAGTAAATGGCTTAACATAGATAGCATCGTCACCTACTAAACCCCATTCTTCAACTTCAATAATTTTAACTTCTTGATGTTTGAAGTGATTGACTGCGCCTTGCAGATAATCTTTTTTAGGCATCTATTAAGATACTGTACTTACTGATACGCCACCTGAGAATTGCACGTTAATAGTTCGTGATATAATTCCGTCAAGTGAAATAGCTTGTCCTAATCCTGTAACAATAGCAGTACCTGTATAGTAGGTATCGCCTGTATCTGCGCCTTCTGGATATAAGTTTAGAGTTACCTCTGCACCAATAGTTAATGCGCCTTGCCCTGTTGTATCTGTTTCGTCCCAATGACACTCAATAGTACCTGTTGCATCGCTTCTAAGTACTTTGTATGTCTTGGCAGTATCAGTTAATGTTGTGTCCTCGACAGTATCGTTTGTTTGATCGATATTAAAGCCTGTACATTCTGCTACGATATCGGTTCCAACCTTAACAACCCCTGAGGTTCCTACGTGTGTTGCCATTCATTTGCTCCTTCTTCTGTTTGTTGTTCTTCTACAACTTCATCTTTCTTTTTTGATGACTTTGTAGATTTCTTTTCTACCTCAGTTTTATATCCTTTGGCAAGAAAATTGTCTAGTTCATTATCCCAAATGGAAACACTTCCTAAACCATTTGGCATAAATATTCTTATCCGTTTAGCCATTATGCGTTACCTCTAACAAATTCATAAAACACTCTTACCACAAGTCTAACCCCGCCTAAAGGAAAAAGTGTACCCTCATCTGCGTTTACTTCTATAATCTTTGTTTCTTTAGCATAGCCACCACGAGTTCTATCTGTGTCAAGTGTTTCTTCTACTACTTCGATTAATTCATTTCTTTTAGTATCGATATTTGTATCTGTGCCTTTAACATAACCAACAATTAAAAAATCTATTGTGCCACTTCGTTTACCTGCTGAATAATCACCTAGAGCAAAGTCCTCTCTAGTTTCGTCAGATGTAGTTATATATAGCGAGGGGAACTGTGGGTCCGCCAATTCCTCTGCCTTAAAAGGCTCTCTAGTTATCTTCTTAAATGTAATAGGCGAACTAACTGCTTGTAGTGTAGTTATAATATTATTTGCTATATCTTCTCTTAAACTCATGCCAATGCTCTCTTAATACTTCTACCGATAATAGTGTTTATTTTCTTTTGTTCCATAGTAGATATTCCAAAAAATTCTCTTTTAGGCATTTTACCTAAACCTTCATTATGTATCATAGCTTTCTTACTTTGTTGAGCACTTCTAAAGAATACAACGCCTCTGCTTGGTCTTACGATAAATCCTAATGAACTAAACATTTTTCCTGTTAAGTTTAAATCGACAAATGTCTTTGGTGTAGTATCTCTATTACTAGGGTCATTAAATCTCTTTCTTTTAGCTTGTATATAACTCATAGAGTAAGGTCTAAAAGGTCGCCCATAGACATCTTTACCTTTTTGTTCTGTTCTATCTCTAATAGCACTAACTTGGTAAGCAGATGCTTCACCTAATGCTTTTTGTATTGCTGATTTAATTTTGCTAGATTTAATTTTTAAAGCCTGTTTAAAAAAACGGCTATTATCTTTTACGTCAATCATTAACGTATTAATCTTAAATGGTGTATTGGCTCTTTCTCTGAAGTTTGTACTACATCATCATTGTTTTCGTCATACTCTACGCCGTCACGAAGAACTGCTTGAAATTCTTCTGCATACTTAGTTCTATAATGTGCCATTTGTACTTGGAATGCGTCAGCACCTTCGCCACCTTGAGGGTCTTTCCATTTAGTTAGAATTGGGTAAATATATTCAGCTAGTGCTTTATAAACTACACTTCTAGTCCATTGGCTAGGTGTAAGTAGAGCATTATTCATCTCTATTGTAGTAATCTTTGTAATATCTTTATAGCGAACAGTGTGTCTATATCTTTCCCACCATTCCTCACGAATATGTCTTAGAACATCATTTTCAGCATGTTGTAATGGCTCATCAAAATCGTTTGCGCTATCTAGTAAGCCATAATCTTCAATATCAGGTACGTATTTTTTAATATCTGCTACTGTTACTGAGAATGTTGTTGTTGCCATTAATCTTTTTTCTTTCTAGTCTTTTTAGGTTTTTCTTCCTTTGGTTTATCTTCAACAAGAGAATAACCTCTTATTGTAAACATATCTACATTCTTTTCGTAATCATCTAAATTTCTTTCGATAATCTTGTTACCCTTTTGTAATTTAACTTTCATTGTATCCTCTCTAATAAAGGTGGGGGATATACCCCCACCGTATTATTTACTATTGGATAGATGAGTCAAAGTGTAATTCAACACCATAACTATCGTGTAGTTCACCAACGCCGTACACAGCAGTTGCAACGATCTCATCTGCTCTTAGAGAAGCATCTCTTTGAGTTTCGATTTTGATATCTTGCATCATAGCTAGTGCTAATGCGTCTTTGTGGAATACAGCACCTTTATAATCACCTGCAGTACCTGTGTTAGACATATTTGAAGTTTCAAATACTTGGATACCTGCAATTGAGCCTACATAACCACTTCTTAATGCTTCATTAACTAGATCGTTTGCGTTTGCGTTAGCAAATGTGTTAGTTAAGTTAGCTTTTAAGTCATAAGCGATTTTTGGGTGTAATACTGCGTAACACTCTTCAACAGGTAAACCTGCTGATCTTAATGTTGAAGCGGCATTGAAAATAGAAGCGGCAGTAATAGCACCTGTACCGTCACCCAATGTTGTTGAGAAACCGTCAAATAGTGCGATTAAGTCTTGGTCCATTTTCTTTGCGATACCTTCACCAAATAATCTTCCAATATCGGCTGCAACGTTTCTAGATGCAGATGCTCTTGCAAGATCAGTTAATGTTGTCATTACACCAACCTCTGATGCTGTAATGGTGACAGATGAAGGATTAATAGCGCTGTTTGAAAGATCAGTTGCTTCTGCAACTGCTGCAGCACTTACTGCTGAGTAGATCGGAACCTCTACTGATTTACCACCACCGGCAATCGCATAGTTCTTTACTAAGTTCTTCATTATAGATTTCTCTTGAATTACGAACTCAGCCTCAGCAACGATCTCTGTGTACAGTTCACTGACTGTACTTGATGTTGTTTCGTTAGCCATTTTATAACTCCTTTATTAGTTATTTGTTTATATTAATACGAGTAACAGAATCCCGTTGCCTTCTATATTCGTTATAGAGTTTGCGATCTTCTGGCTTACTCATGTCTAAGTCCGAAATATTTAAAGTCTTATTCGTATTTGACTTTCCCACATTGCTGACACTTCCACTCCCACTAGGAGTTGCGCTTTGGAAGTGTGAGTTCTGCGTCAAAAACTCTTGAACTGCTTCTTCAACAGTCAAAGGCTCACCGTTCTGGTTATATCGTGGAGTTCCATTTTTATCAAGCACTTCCACTTTACCTTCTGGGCTTAATCTTACTTCGTTCTTCATTAACTCTCTAATCTGATCAGGATTAATTGCGTTATTTTTCGAAGCGGCAGATATTAACTGTTTGTCAATTCTTTCGTTCTTTAGTTCGCTTTCTAGCTTGTTTATCTTCTCGTTAAATTCTTCGGTACGTTTTTTTATTACTTCGTCAAACTTACCTCTTTCTAGTTGTTTTTCTTCTTCTAGTTTTTTACGTTCTTCGATAACCGCCCTAGCTTGTTCTAAAGATTCCACACCAAGTTCTTCTGCTATTAATCGTTCTTGGCGCTTTAGTCTTTCACCAACAACTTTATCAATATCTATTTGGTGCCCTTTATCATTTTTGATAAATTCTTTTTTAGGTTGTTCTTGTTGAACTTCTGTTGCTACATTTTCAGTAGTGGTAGCTTCTACATTTTCCGTTTGTTGCTCGTCAGCCATAATCGATACTCCTTTAAAGTTAGTATTATTTTAAGATGTATGTAAAATTTTATTCTTCGTCAAGTATAGTTTCCCACTCGGGATTATAGATAATGAAGCTATGGCGACATCGATAGCCACCTCTATCGATAAATGGGTCAGTACCCGATTTACCTTTCCACCTTGAATTAGCCCATAAATCTCTAGCTTCTTCCTCTGTGAATACTCTACCTATTTGTCTTGCGCAGAAATCTCTAGTTGTATCTATTCTCGTACCAGAATATTTAAATTGCTTAATTCCTGTTTGTTCTGCTTTATATTTCGTAAATTGCCCGTCAAATTGCATTATGCTATCATGGGCTATTTGGCTAGAATACTTACGCATATTATTGCCTAGAATATCGCTAGCATACTTACTTGCTAGAATAGTCTTTGCATTATCTACTCTTTTTAAGATACTCGCATTACTTGTATATCTATTTTTCTCTATAAAATCGACTAATCGATTAATCGCATTTTCATTACTTCGTTGATATAAGCCGTTAATATGGCCCGATATATTCTTAACCATATCATTAAAAGATCGACCTATTAGCGCTGATTGGTAAACTTCGTTAGAAATCGTATCTAGAAATGTATTAGCTATATCTTGAAAACCACTAAATGCTTGAAACTTTAACTGTGTAACAACTTGTAAATCTGCTTTTTGTAGTATTTTAAATTTATTATTTATGGGTAATTTCTTAACTATCTTTTGGTATTCTTTAACAATCGCATCATATTCGTTAATAATTGCATCGGCTTCTTTTAGATAAGTACCTTGTATTAGAGATTTTATACTAGGTCTATAAGCAATAGCGAATTGGGTATTAAAGGTACTGCCACCTTTAGTACTAGAGGTCAAATCTGACCTTAATCTATCTTCTAGTGTCTTTAAAACACCAATAATTCTTTCTTCGTGGGTATCGATTAACTTATTTAAAGTGTCGATCTTTGCCATACATTAAACCTTAAATCCTTTTCGCCAAGATTTAATAGCCCAATATACAGGGGTTAGTGATTTCTGTCCTGTTACTTTCTTTAAGATAGCTCCGTGTCTAGCTAAGAAACTTTTTTGTCTTGCAGGTATAGTCTTTTTGATTTTCATATTTGGGTCACCAAATCTAACCTTTTTAACATTACCAGATGACCTATCCTTAACGTACACGGCAAACTTTTTACGTTCGCCCGGTGTACGAAAAGGCTTATTTAATTTTACTGATCTGCCTTGATATTTAGCCATTATTTTTTTTTCTTCTTTTTCTTCATAGTAGTTTTCTTTGGGGGCCTTCCTCTTTTGCTTCCATACGTTCCTTTTCCATACGGCATTGTTCTATCCTTTCCTTATAGTGTTCATAGCAAAGTATTTCTAACATACCAAATCGATAATTAAAACCTATACTTCCATAGGCACCACAATAACAAACAGATTTTTCTATTCTCTCTTGGTGGTTCCAAGAACAGATCGGAAGAGCGTCGTGTAGGGAAAGAGTGTGCACTGTCGTGGGGGGGGGGGGGGGGGGGGGGGGGGGGTGGGGGGGGGGGGGGGGGGGGGGGGGGGGGGGGGGGGGGGGGGGGGGGGGGGGGGGGGGGGGG